TTTAAATCCTTATTATTATGTATAGGGGGGGCGGGGGGAGAGCCCTAGGTTTTCCCTATAAGGGATACTTAGAGCTTTTCCTTACCCACCATAGAGTTCTAGTAGTTACCTACTTCTTTTGGTGGTCTAAACTTAATACCTTGAGCACTACTATTGTAGTACCTTTCTTGTTCGAGAGCTCTTGTTGTCATGAGCTTTCTTGTTTCAGCATAGTGGAGTGACCCTGAGCTTAAATAAGTCTCTAGGATATTGAATATGAAGCACTCAGTACCATGTTCTTTTATCTTCTTGTTGAAAGAGTCAGACGAACCAGTATAGAATCTCCAATCAGATTCTTTCCAACAGTCTTCACGCCATTTAGGATTACCTTTATCTCTGACTGGAGCCTTTAATGATCTATACTTGGCTGGCTTCATCTTCCAAAAAGATTTTCTACCTATGTAAGAGATATCTTCCTTAGTACAGGTTATCTCATATATAAATCCAAAGTATTTTTCTGGATTAGCATCCCCACCTACCCAATGATGTTCAACTTTTTCTAACATTAGCCATCCCCTTATCGTTATACTTAACTGTTACACCATTACCTTTAAATGATTGTCCGTCACATGCTCTCAATAATTCTTCTCGAACACAACCTAGTTGTCTATTCCAATCATCTACTTGCGCCTTAATACCTAACCACTCGTCAGTTAATCTATTCCAATCATGAGTGCTAGTTGCTACTACATCTGTCTTAGCAGGTTCAGGTATACCTTTGAAGTATTCCTTCCAACCATCTAGTACCTGTCTAGTTAGACTAGGTGTTTGCTTAAATAGCCTATACCTACCTTGTGAAGTACGAGCACAATACACCCAGAAATGACATTCAGTTACATCAGCTAATAACATTTGTTGTGTCATCTGTAATTGATATTGAATAGGTAATTCCTCTCCTCGATACATGGTATCCCACAGAGGACTATCACAGCCCTTTAAAGGACACTTGATCTCAAGGATAGATTCACCAGTAATCTGCTCCATACCATCAAGAGAGGCCATCAGAGATAGTCCTTCTATCTCATTAGTAATACATATCGGCTCAAATATTTTATTTAACCTATCTTGTATTGCCATTCTAGCTTCATCTTCATACTTATGACCATGAGCCATAGCAAATGACATATCAATCTTCATGTTACCTTGTTTAAGTTGATACAACTCGTACCTATTCTTAGGCTTCCAAGGACTAATCTCACAAGCAGATGCAGCCTCACTAGCTGTACCATGATTTCTTCTTACGTCTAACCATTCTTCACTACCTTGTGGTAGGTCTTTCTCACTATAAATCTTTTTCATATAATCTCTCCTTCAATTCCTCAGGTTTAAAGTAACTCCCTTGATATTCCTCAACCAAGAATGATTTACTCTCGTCCCAACCGTCTTTAATATAGTAACCCCAATCCATACATCTTCTTTCTGTATCTACCATCTGACAGTACCAACTCATTAGTGAATCTCCATCCAATTATTACCTATTTTACTGTTACCATCCATACGACAGTTAAACTTAAGCATATCCCCTGCCTCAGTAGCACACTCCTCTAATATCTTAGCGAGTTCATCGGCCCTATCAGGTTCACACTCAAAGTTCTGCTCATCGTGCATCACAGCTAACAGCTTACAATCAATACCAGCTTCTCTAATCTTCTTATCAGAGAGAACCATCCAGTTCTTAGTTAGTATTGCCTCATTACCTTGTAGTAAGTAGTTAAGTAGCTTGTGTTTACTATTACATAGGATCTTTCTACCATCTTGAGCGACAATATATTTACCACCGCTATGCTCAAACTGATTATCAAGATGATTCTTAATGTTACTTAATGCAGGTAGCCCCTTAAGGAACTTAGCCTTCAAAGCCTTAGCTTCTTTAGTCTTAATACCTAAATCACTAGCAGTCTTAGCATCACCAGCACCAAACAAGAATCCATAGATGAAAGTCTTAGCCATCTTTCTGTTAGGCTTACCGTCAGGGTCTAGTAACCCCGCGATCTTAGCATTAACAGAGTGAATGTCAGTACCATCCTCTTCTTTACCTTCAATAACAGTAATGTTATAGTCATCATCACCCATCGCTGCAGCTAATAATCTTAACTGAGCAGAAGCTAAGTCACAACCCACAAGTACCTTACCCTTAGGTGCTACAAAGATACTTCTTAACTCTTCCCCAAAGGTAGCGTGACCTCCAGGAACGTTAACAAGGTTCTTATGACGCATACGACCAGTCGCAGCGCCTAATGTCATAGGAATACATTCAAGCCTATTGTCATCTCGCACGGTATTTAACCAACCAGTCTTATCATTCTTAACTGACCGTAACATATTTCTCCTATGACTGTACACCATATGTAAGGCTATATCTTTACCTAAGTCACCACCGATAGTATCAAAGCTATCCTCAGTTAATTTAGGTGATGTACGTTCATTCTTACCATCATCATTTACTTTCGTGTTCCATTCAGTAGGAACCCAACCCTGTTTAAGTAAGAAGTTCTTAATCAAAGCGTGTTGAGTCATCTCGATAGGAATTATCTTAACCCTACAGTAGGTACCACCTAATCTACCATCGGGATTTAGGATACCGAAGTCATAACCCTCCCAATACTTTCTTAAGTGAGCGTGTAAGTCACCTTTCTTAGTGTACTTAGGTGATACAAACTTACCTAAGGAATCTAATCGCTTGATATTAGGCGGTAACAATGGTGTTATCTTATTAGCTAAGCTATCTATCTCATTGTTTAACCATTCAAAGTATTGTTCAGCTAATTCTATATCTACTAGCCAACCATTCTCCACCTGTTGAGCACTAATTCTAGCTGTCTCAAACTCAGTAGTGATTACCTTAGCAGGTATCTTAGCTTGTTTAAACTCTTTTCTTAGAATGAATAGAGTTTTGACATTAATCTTGACATCCATCTCACATCTGTTAAGCATTCTCTCTTCGAAGAACAACCATTGCTCTTGAACAGGTTTAGCGACACCTAGATTCTCACCCCATGAGGCTAAACCATGACCACCTTGTCTACTAAAGTTAAGTAGTTGAGATAGTATTAGTGTATCAGTTATCTTACCATTAAATGTAAAGCCCTTTAGCTTCTTTAGTAATGGTAAATCATAAGCGTAGATGTTGTGACCAATTAAACTATCAGCCTTAGACATTAAGTCTAATGCAGCTGACACTCTAGCGTAGCCCTCCTTCTCATCAGTGTAAGTAGTACTTACCTTACTATCTAAGTCATAGAGAACTATACACCAAACCTTATTCGCTGAATTCAAGAGACCGTTAGCCTCAATATCGAATACGTAGTTCATGTCTTACTCCTTATTATTATTTATTATTATTAAAACGGTACTTTATCTGTATACTCCTCTTCAAGTGTTATCTCTTCTTCAATAGTAAACTCATTGTTACTCATAATGGTAGCACCCTTAGCATTATGGAGTCTACCTGTCTTGTCATCAAACTTAGCTGAACCAGCATAGCCAGTACGACCAGTGAATCTATTCTTAAGCACGGTTAGCTTAACCTGATTTCTTTCTTCCTCAGTCTCAGCATACTTATTTCTAGAGAACGCTATGATTTGGAATGCAATCTGTTTGAGTGAACCAGATCCCTTAAGACTATCTTCAGTTACTTCAGCACCTTGTTCATAAGAGATAGAGCCGATACCAGTCTTTCTTAAGTGAGATACTACACCTACCCACACATCAAACTTCTTACATAACTTTAATAGGTCTGACATTACCTTGTCCATAGCCCTATTGATATCACCATCAACCTCACTAACAGCAATAGTAATATGGTCTAGATAGATAAACTTACAGCCAGTCGCAGCGAGATACTCAATCTTGTGCATCAAGCTATCATCTGATAGAGATCCTTGGTGGTCTAGTAGAGTAAATCTACCTGTACCTGCTGTAGCTTCCCAAGCCTTTCTACCTTCCTCACCTTTTCTATCGAACTTAGTATCAGGTAAGTTAATTCTCTTATTAAGATGAATACCAATGATACCATCTAAGGTTTCTTTGACTGATTCTTCTAGAGATACTACACCTATCTGATGTTCAGTGGTAGTTAGTAGATGGTAGATGTCTTCCTTAATAAAGGTAGACTTACCAGTACCAGTACCAGCAGTAAAGATAGTTAACTCACCCGTACGTCTACCATAGGTAAGATCGTTTACATTACAGAAACAGTCAGGATAAGGTATACTATCTTCTCGCATATCTCTAGAGAAGGCATCCCAAGTAGAAGCTGAGTTAATAATACCTGAAGGACTGTAAACCTCTGCTCTCCAGATAGAATCTTCTAACTCTCTTAGGTGGTCACCCACTAGATAATCACTAGCATCCTTACCATGTCTACCTAACTTAGCTATCTTAGCCTTACCTGTTCGTACTACCTTAGCACATTCTTCTGCTGACTTCTTACCTACCTCATCAGCATCAAACATAAACACTACTTCATTGAATGAGTTAACCCAATCTAAGTTAGCACATATCTGTTTGAGAGCACCACCAACACCATTAGTTACCGATACTACTGGCCACTCAGAACCCTTATTAGCATTCATCTGTTGCACAGACATAGCATCTAGCTCACCCTCAGTAATGATAATACGCTTACCACCCTTTTGAAATAGAGATTGTCCGAATAATTCTACATCATTCTTAACATCACCTACAGCTATGAATTGTTTATTAGCTACCTCTCTACGAGAGTAACCTACGATCTTACCATTTCTAGTGGCAGGGTAGTAGTGATATTGAATGGTAACACCATCACTCTCACTGTATCCTACCTTGACACCATACTTACTAGTGATATCTTTAGTGATACCCCTTTCCCTGAAACCTCTTGTTGGGTAATCAGCTACATCATCAATAGATTCTTTATTGGATTCTAACATTTCGTACTCCTTATTATTATTATTATTTATCCTTAGATTCTCATCTTCTAACTGAAAATCTCCACAACCAAAGCAATAAGCAGAATGACTCTCATCATCATGCATATATGTAGCCTTGTTATCTTTAGAACCACAAATACTACATGGCCCATGATACTGTAACACACCGTTCTCTCTCATTATTACTCCTTATTATTATTTAATTCTCCTAACAACTCATTTATTAATTGAATAGCGCTATCTGATTTATGTACTACAATCACATTATCTAAGCTATCCATTCTTATACCCTTGATTATGACCATTAGCCCTTCAAGTTTAACACAACACTCTTTTGTAGTATGATATTTCATCATTACTCCTTTAATAATTAGG